GTCTTTCCTGCCGTTTACCACATACTTTAAACCCTCAAACTGGGTGAATTTTCTGTACCAAATGCCGTCTTTGGTCTTTAAAACCAAAAAGAACGGTAACTTGGTAAATTCCACCAGCGTTTTGGCAGAAATAAACTTACCCATACTAATGAAATAACCGCCACTCATGCGGTCAAACTGCGTTAATTCGTAATTTAAACACTTAATTTCGCAAAACCCAGCAATCTCTTTATTCCGTGTAAAAGTATAGTCAAGACCATATTTAATGGGCATTTTGACCACTTCACACTTCCATTTTTCCTCAAGTAAGGCAGCAACGCCCCTTTCAACGTCAAGGTTCTTTTGGGTTTCGTATAAAGGTCTCATTCTTGTGCCTTTCTTAGTATTGCTCTAGCAAATTCAATAAGGTTGTTATTTAAATATCCATCTTTAAATGGGTTTTCTGCATGAATTTTTAATATTTCCTCATCTGTTAGTGTCTTTAATTGTGGTGAGCAAGTATGAATAGAATCGCCTGTAACTCTTTGTCCACAACTTAAACACGCAGTCCACGCTACTGGTTTCATATTACATACCCGTGCATTAAGTAGTTAGTACCAAAGACAATCACACAGATAAGAATAGCTACCAAACCACCTTGAATAAACTCTTTCATGGTTATCTCCTATTGAAAAATACGGTAACGGGGGTTGCAAGTTACTTCTACGGGTACATCACTCATAATGCCGTTAATTTTACGCTTGGCTGTAATGACTACGGGGCGTGTACCAGCATCTTCACATTCTGTAATGCCAAGAATGACTTGAGCACGTGTCATGTGATAAGCCTGTTTATCAGTTTCTAAGCTGACATTTGGTGGTTCAAAAGAACTACAGGCGGCTAGAGCAAATGGGGTTAAAAGTAATAGATATTTCATATTAATCCTTGATAAAAAAGTGTTTTGGGTAACCAGCAAAAACTTCAGAAGATTTCCAATCGGCAACAATGGCGTCTGCTTCTTCAATTGTTTTTGCGGTTGTACAGGTTTGACCGTGCGGAGTGCGTACATATACATAAAAGCCATTTGTTTTAGGCTCAATTTCGTATGTGGCCAAACCGTTATAAAAATCTTTGGAATGTGCGTATGCTGAATGTGCTCCAGCATCTTCAAATGCGATACGGCTGTTGCGTTGTGCTGTTGATTCTCTCATTTAAATCTCCTTTATCTATCTCACTCGCCAATCGAGTAACACCAGTTTAGTTAAGCTAACTTAACAATGCAAGTATTATTTAATAGAAATATACCCTTAGTTGTAAAAAAGAGACAGGGCAGTATTTAGCAGTTACTAGCTGTTAGGTTGAAAGCCGCAAAAACCCTAACTTACTGCATCCTACTATGGCGGCTTAACGCCCTAATGAGGTGGGCGGCAGTCCCGTGAAGGAGCATAGATTGTGTCTATCCCACCGCCCATACAGCATTATATTCCGTTCTTTATTTGATATACACGCAACAAATGCTCAAAGCACTCCCAGCCCTTTTGGAGCCTGTCTTGCTCTATTTCTATCAGCTTTACTTGGTTTGTGAGGGCGTTTACAAAGACTATGGCGCACCGTGCCGTTGGAATGCCCAAGCCCTCGCGATACGCTGCCAGTTGCATTTCATGCTCAAAGTAAACATCCACCTTTTCAAGGTCGGTTTCCTTGGTTTTAAAGTCCACTACAAAACCATCGTTTCCTACGGCCTTTTTAGCCATTAAATCGACTTTGCCACCAAACCCCAAAGGATGCCCAAAAGAACGCTCTGAGAGCCACGGTTGGCTTCCAAAGCCCTTTTCTAACGCCTTATCTATTTCATCCAAATACGCAGGTTTTTGAGGCATATACATCTGCTCAAAATACCCCTGAATAATTGCGTGAATAGCGGTTCCACGTTCTGCCGCATCCCTGCCTGTTGCCTTGGAGTCTTGCATGACCCTTGAAAGCCAATCAGCCTCAGGTTCATCGGGCAACCTTGGAAGAGTTAGCGCTGCTAAGAGGACTTGTTGCTGCAACCATGAATTAAGGCCTGCTTTTGATAGCTGTCCGTTAATTGTCGTAACACTTGGCAAAAGTCCGAGCTTCCGTGCGTCTCTGAGCGTTGTTGGCCGTTCGCCAGTCTTGCCGATGGTTGTATAGGCTGGAGTGCCGTCTTTCGTATACCAATGTCCACTTTCTGCCACCTTTTCTTTAACTATCATTTTGACCCTTAAAATGGAATATCTGATAAATCATCGTCAACAATCTTTGGCTCGTTTGCCTCACGTTGTTTTTGCCCACGCCACTCTGATGATTCGGTGATCTTCTCCTTGTAGTACTTTGGCAAGGCATCGTACTTAGCTTGATCAAATTCAGCTAACCAAAAGTGTAACGGTGGGTTGATGCCATCAGGCTGGGCATTACGCAAGGCAGACGGCACAGGGCTAATACCGCTGATGTTAGCGTACTTGCCATCCTCGCTGTGAGTGATGTTTACCATGCAGAACTTACCAAGCAAACCTTTAAGGTCAAAGTTCTTTCTATCTTCTGCGGTCATTTTCTTGTTTGACCATGCCTCTAAGTCTTGGCGCAAGCGTGCTTGGTCACCCAAAGACACGGTGTATCGCTTGGACACAATTAACGGTTTTTTATCGTCTGTTTGCAAAGGCTGCCCAGCATCATCTTCACCATGAAGTTCCCAAGTAAAAACAACTTTGTGCATAATTTTGGACTCGCCAGCCCATTCGACTGATTGGTGACCCAAATCAATAATGGAATAAAGCCGTGCCATGTGAAGCCCAGCAGGGGCAATCTTAAACTCTTTACTGTTGTCTGAAATAATCATTTTTTTGTCCATATTGTAGGAAATGTGGTTAAAGGGTTGCCAAAACAATTGCCAATGTCATTAATAACATCACGCAATACAGGGTTTACATGGTTGTTACGAGCAGGTAAGCCACACGCATAGCGTAGGTCACCTATTTCGTCTGCTGTGATAAATACCCCATTCTCGAGGTCTTTAAAGATGCGTTCCAAATGGGCTTGGAATTGGTTTAAATCGTGGGTTTGCTGCTCTATTTCACTCATCAGAGTTCTCCTTAAAATTAACACGGTATTTACCGTACACCCATATTAACCTAACTTAACACAAATTGCAATAAATATGTTAAGATACCTGAATGAACGCAACAGCCATCATTCGACTTTTAGGTGGGCCAACAAAGGTCTCCAAAATGCTAGGTATTAGCGTACCTGCCGTTTCTATGTGGCAAAACGGGGACATTCCCCACGATAAAATGGTCATTTTGGCGGCAACGCTAGAAAAGGAAAGCCATGGGTTAATTAGCCGAAAGTCGCTATTTCCCGACACTTATCAGTTAATTTGGCCTGAATTAAAAAGTTAGGTTAAACTGCAAGGGCAGAGTGGAATCTGTTTTGTTTTAACCAGCTAGACCCTTTAGGGTTGCTTTGAGCGTTTTTGAAAGGCTGGCTGGTCTTTTCTAAAGCGATTCCATCTTAGAGCAACCTTAAGGGGTTTTTCTATTTCTGCCGTACTCCAAACGACATCAAGCACCTAAATGGGTGGCGTGGAAAGAAACATGGGCTGGTTTACACCTAACAGCAAGCCCCGTAGCCTTGAGTGGGGACTACACAAGACGGATAGGACAACGGTGATAGACAACCTAACCATCGAATGAACACTACCTTAGGGAGCATTAGTTTGGCGCAACTGCTAAATGGATGGGGTGCTTATCACCATTGGGGAACCTGTGAGTAAAAAGCAACACATAGGGAAAACACCTACAAAATACTTTAAAAAAAAACTTGATTCTGTTAAGCATCCTTAATATACTGATATCACTCAATACCGAGTGAAATAGAAAAGGAAATGAAATGACAGCCAAAAAAACCACAGTAAAAAAAGCCAAGCCTTTAAACAAGCTCCAATTGGCAGAGCGCAAAATAAACAATTTGGAATGGGCAATCATCAGCGCATACAATAATTTTGATGAATTGTTTGCTTTGTTATGTGTTTATCGCAACTACATTGATGATGAAAATTTTAGCAAATATACCGCTAAAAACGCTTTAAATGGCATTTTTACCAATGCAATTCATATACAAACTAGCATGATGGATGATGCTGGTATTGAATATTAGTGTTGCGTTTTCACCACAATAACTCTAAATAATTATTAACATTAAGTTTGCTTAACTATACTCACGATATGGAAAATTTAATGATTATTTTTTCTGTTGGAATATTTGCCATACTTGGTTTGGTAATGTTCTTTATGTTTGTAATTCTTTATTGGGTGAAATCATGACTTGGAACTTGCGTTTAGTAAATATGAGTAGTCCATACGAGGATTACTTTGAAATTCGTGAAGTGTTTTACGACACGATGGGAAGGCCGATAGGACACACTAAAGCGGCTATTGGTGGCGAGGACAGGCTAGAAGTAGACCGTTACATAGAACTAGCTAAACTTGCTTTGGATAAACCTATTTTAAAGTTTGCACATAATGAAGATACAAGTAAAGATCA